GCCACTAACTGCACGATTCCAGAAGACATACTTACTATAGTAAAAGTATTTTTAAATTACGAGTATGTAACGCCCTGAAATCTATGTGAGGTTCCTTTTGCGGCATGTGAAACGGAATACCATTACGGAATTACCTATTTCCGCCGATTGCCCGTTTTCTCTATCGATATTAAACGTTAAACGATCGAGTCTGCGAATGGGGTTATGATAACATTGTACGATCGGATACTCATCCTTGAAGGTGATAACCGTGTTGACAGGAGTCGCGTCTCCGACGGGTTCCTGAGCTACACAAGGACCAATGACCGTTCCAAAAATACCGTTCAAATGATTAGCAGAATCGGTAATAAGATCCGAACTAGGATCACCCGGGTAATTTATTTCCGCTTGCCCTCTTTGTGAAAAGTGTGTACGAAGCTCTTCTATACCTATGTGCAGGGCCCGTTGAGCTCTAGCAGACCCTGTACTACTTGTTCTAAATGTAGCGGCTACGAGTCGAGCCTGGACAACATTCTCTAAAGGAGTCGGTAAATGCATAACAAAATCACTATCAGTGTTATTCGTCACGTTGTCAAATTTAAAGATGTTATCGATGACCACCGTATGAATTTCATGGTTGTAATCAGGGATGTCGGGCTGAGATGGAGCGATGAGAAGCGCCATTTATAATACACTTAGAATTTTTCTACTTAAATACGTTGTGACGATGTAAGTAGAAATGGTTAGAACTTAAAAATTTATTTAGATCATCTTGTAGTTGGCGTGATCTTGGACGAGCTTTTGGTCACCGCAGACGCCGCCGGTGCTTGTGGAGTAGACGCTAGTCTTGAGGCATTCCTCACTGCTCTTGAGAGAACCAAAAGGCTTCTCCGAAACGGGTTCAATATCGACGGGTCCGGGCTGGTACATACTCTTCTGTCGCCTGTTCTCGAAAAACAGGCCAATGACGAGTAAGATAAGGATGACGATCGCGATCGCCTTGAGGGTTTCGCGATTGGTAGAATTAAGCTTCATTTACTATGTGCTGATATTTTTTTATAAAGTGCGTTAAAGAGAATAGATTAGTTTCAATATAGAGAGTAATGGACGGTGAAATTGTTCTAGACAGGGGTGGAGATTCGGTCATGAAACTGGATGATAACGAGCAGGCGATTATGGATGAGATTCAGCTCGATTTCGGTGGACGATCCAATTCTTTTGTACCACCTGTAGCCCAGAGAATGCGCCCGAGAGGTCACGATGCTCCCTCCGCACCAAGTTTTCAAGAAGATGTTGATGCGTTTGCAAACCCTACAAAACAGAGTGCTCCTCCTGCACCGCAGATGGATGAACCGGTAGATCACGGTGAATATGTTGACGATACACCATACGAAGCCGGACCTTCCTTCGAATACGGGGGTGGTGAGCCCCAAGAAGAGCAACCCTCACCTGGTTATAAGACGATAGACGAGGAGAAGTCCGATCTTTTAAATAAACTCGGTCGCCTCGAAAAGCGTGGTTTTAACATCAACAAGAGACTTAACGCGTATTCTCCTGTAGACGAACTCAGAACGGAGGTCAAGCGTATTACGTACAGTATAGAAGTCGATAAGTCTATTAAGTTTTCGCGACGTATGCTTGTTGCATGTGTGACCGGGCTTGAATTCCTTAATAAGAAGTACAACCCCTTCGACATTCAACTAGATGGTTGGTCAGAGAATGTGATGGAAAACCAAGATGATTACGATGAGGTATTCGAGGAATTATACGTCAAATATCGAACGAAGATGCACGTCGCACCGGAGATCAAGCTTATCATGATGCTTGGTGGTTCCGCGATGATGTTCCACCTCACGAACTCCATGTTCAAGCAGGTCATGCCTAACGTGAACGACGTGATGAAGCAGAACCCCGAGCTCATGACGAGTATGATGAGCGCGGTGCAAAATACCATGGCGAATGGACAGCAGGCACCAGCGACACCTCCCGGTGAGCGTCACGAGATGCGTGGTCCGGGGGTAGATATTTCGAGTTTGATGGGTGGTATCATGATGCCCCCGGGACCTCCGATGAACACATCCATCACTCCTCCCCCTAAGCCTCAGGAGTACACACCTGAAATACCAGACGACGACGATGATGATATATCAGATATCATCGATGAGATCGCGGCGAATGGTGATTCTCCCGAGGAAGAGGTTAAGAATGTGAAGGTCCCATCTTCCACCAAGGGGAAACGTGGCGGGTCTCGTAAGAAGAAAGTTGAAATTAATTTGTAAACCTATATAAATGATAGGCTACAGTCCGATTGATTTCGGCGAGCCGTTCGAACTTCCACCCCCCAGAAAGCGGGAGGTCGTTGCCGATAAGGTCGGGGAAGTTCGCGAGGTTGCTCAGCCCGAAAATACAATCGATGAAAATACAGAATGCAATTATTTAGTTTTATTTTTTATAGCGGGTGTATTTGCACTGGCGGCTATGGACTCTATTAAACGGTAAGTAAACCAACTGCACCACGTGGATTTTTCTTCACGTGTTACGCTTGGAATTTATTTGTTATAGTCGACGTAATACCAGGTCACTGCTACACGCTTAGTGCCCTCTGTAACTACATCTCCTCGGTGTATGTAACACCAATTGGATGGAAAAATTAGTGCATACCCCTTTCTGGGTTTATAACTTGTATGCAAAAACGTGGTTAAGCCACCTTCGAAGTCATCGGTAAGATATATGATGATCGATATTTCTCTATGATACTCTTTACACTTTTTATCCATGTGAGTATCCCTATGGTAGCCATAAGATTGTCCAGGTTTATACTGAATGATCCGAATATCCTCTCTCCACGATTTTGTATCCTGTCCACCAGGTAAGGGGTGTCTATTATAATTATCGTTTATATTTACGATTCTGCGTTTATATTCATCGAGAGCTAAATTCATTTTCTCGTGTACCATTTTCGTAATTTCTTCATCTTCGGGCAAGGGGCATTCTTCACTCGTTCGACCAGCGACGATCCCACTATCGAGCGTTTGACTACGCCGAAGGATTAGATGATCGTCCGCATATGCGTTTAACTTATCCACCTCTTCTTCGGTCAAAACTGGTATGATTTGGATGAGTTGATCCATATGTACATATAGTAGGGATTCTTTAAGTAATAAATACATAAGCGGCACCCTGATTGCTTTGGTAAAGTCCAGGTGTAGTCTTAAAACTCGCACCAACTATAGCTGAGTTACCAGATAAGGCAACATGTACACCGAAATCATCGCCCCCTGCCACGTCGGAAGCGACAAGTTTTGTCGTTTCTACCCAAAACTGACCGCCGGGAGGAAAATCAAATACGTAGGCAGACCCCGCATCTGTGAGTCCGTTAGGGTCTTCCCTCCAAGCTCCGACTACGATGCGGCTACCGTCTATGGCAACACTCCTACCGAATACGTCGTACGCGGCGGCGTCGGAAGCGGTCAGTTTTTGTACATACTGCCAATTCCCCCCGCCGCCTTGAAGATATCTATAGAATACATACGCAGCACCGGAATCGGTGCCGCCAGGGGCTCCAGTTTTGTAACTTGCTCCTACAACAATATTATCACCGGAAACGGAAACAGAATTCCCAAACATATCGGCGCTCGTCCCGTCGGGCGCGTTCAGTTTTGCTACTTGAGACCAGGTCGTCCCGGACCTTTCGTATACGTACGCAGACCCAGCGTTGGTCTGCACAGACCCAAACGGATATGGGATGGTGGGGTCTTCAAGATAAGCGCCCGCAATAGCATAATTCCCGTCAACAGAAACACTATAACCGAAAAAATCGTATTGCCCCCTATCTGAAGCATTTAGTCTCGCTTGAAATGCCCAACTTGCTCCACTCCTCACGTATATATACGCAGTCCCCGCACCGGATATAAATGTCCATGGGTTCGGTTGTGAATTTGCCCGATAAGCTCCTATAATAACAGTATCACCGGAAATGTCTACGGACCATCCGAAGAATGCATTTGTTGTGCTCTGTGCAGTACGATACAGTTTTGCTTGTTCGTACCATGTTGTTCCACTCCTCACGTATATATACGCAGACCCGCCGCCACCGATTCCGTTAGGGTCTTCATAGGGAGCACCCACAATAGCATAATCTCCATCAATAGAAACGCTGTGGCCGAAATTATCATAGGGTTGCACATCGGAAGCCGTAAGTCGTTGTTGATATGCCCATGATGTTCCCGTTCTTTTGTATACGTACACAGCACCGGCGTACGTATGGTACTGCATACCACCGGGAATTGGGAAACCGGGGGATTCACGAGCAGCTCCTACCATGGCATAGTCACCGGATATGGAGACGCTGTATCCAAACAGGTCTGCATAGGACGCGTCCGGAGATACGAACTTTTGCTGTTGGGACCAGGTTCCACCTGAACCTATCGTTTTACCTAAAAAGTCACTGATACTTATCGTACCCGCCGAAGGTGAACTAGTACCATCTGTAAATGATATGTTATAGTACTCACTCAGACTATGCGGTGCAGTATCACCAGCAGCTTGACCTATTGTTTGTAAATCGAGAGGTCCCGTACTACTGAAGGCCATATACATTATGAGTATAGTTTTTCTTCGAGGTTTTCAACCTTTTCGGATAACTCTTTTATCGCCTCGATGAGAATGCCTACCATGTTACCGTATGCTAAACCGTATCCATCTTCTTCGTTACCGACGACAGCTTCGGGTAAAACGGGTAAAACTTCTTGTGCAACGAGACCGGTATACCAACTACCATCCTTTTCGTATATGTACCCGTTAATATGTTTCAATTTTTCTAAGGATTCTTTTATGATTTGTAAATTCGTTTTACTACGTTTATCAGAATATGCCGTGACATTCCCCGTCGCATAAATGTTACCCTCTACGTGTAATTTATGAGCCGGCAGGAGTCCAATGCCCACATTCCCGTTCGTATAGTAAGCATTTGAGCCACTCAGACTCCATACACTTGATGTACCCGGAGGACCCGGAGGACCTTGTGAACCTGTGGGACCTGGAGGACCGCCAGGAGGACCCGGAGGGCCCGCGGGACCAGTTGCACCTGTGGGACCTGGAGGACCGCCCGGAGGACCCGGAGGACCCTGTGCACCATCTGTACCATTTGTACCCGGAGGACCCGGAGGGCCGCCAGCTGGACCCGGAGGGCCCGCGGGACCAGTTGCACCTGTGGGACCTGGAGGACCACCCGGAGCTCCCGCGGCACCCGTAGGACCCGGAGCTCCCGGAGGACCTGGAGGACCACCGGAGGGACCTGGAGCCCCTGTAGGACCCTGTATACCCGGGGGGCCCGGAGGACCTCCAGCGGGACCTGGGGAACCATCTATACCATCCGTACCAGGTGCACCTTGTGGACCTGGAGGACCTGGAGGACCACCAGCTGGACCCGGAGGACCCATACCACCCGCAGGACCCGGGGGACCTGGAGGACCACCTGGAGGACCCGGAGGACCTGCTACACCCTGTGGACCAGGGGGTCCTGTATATGATGCACCCGGAGGACCCGGAGGACCCGTACCACCCGGACCCGGAGGACCTGGAGGACCCGGAGGACCGCCAGCTGGACCTGGAGGACCCTGAGGACCTGTAGCACCCACGCTACCCGGAGGACCATAATCACCTGGACCACCTACCGGACCTGGAGGACCCGGAGGACCTGGAGGACCACCAGGCGTACCCGCTGGACCAGTGGGTCCAGGGGGTCCTGTAACACCCGCAGGACCCGGAGGACCACCCGGAGTCCCTGGAGTACCCGCAACACCCGGAGGACCTTGTGCACCTGGAGGACCACCCGCGGGACCCGGAGCCCCCGGAGGACCTTGTGTACCCGGAGGACCCGGAGGACCACCCGCGGGACCCGGAGACCCCGTGGGACCCGGAGCCCCCGTGGGACCTGGGGGACCACCAGGCGTACCCGGAGCGCCATTCGTACCTGGTAGACCATTAATACCCGGAGGACCCGGTGGGCCGGCAGGGCCCGTAGGACCACCCGCAGGACCTGGAGGACCCTGTGCACCTTGTGCACCGGTTGCACCCGTAGGACCCGGGGGACCCCCATATCCGGACGCGGATGCACCAGGTCCCTGTAATGTTCCAGCGACATAAATATCACCCACAGCTATTGAAGCGTAATAAGATTCCATAGTTTGATAATTCGTTCCTCTAGGATCGTTTTCTATCTCATACAATTTACTCGTACTCGAAACCTGACCAGCAGTTGCCGCCACAGATTGTGGCGGACATAATAAACGTAACCAACCATCGTTACCGGGAGAAAATGTATACATATTGCCGTCAGGCAATATAGAAGATGATAAACTCTGTGCTTGATTAGCGTACGTGTCGCCGGTAGCCGCGACCAAACGAAATCCAGCTTGCATTCTTGAGTGTGACGTACCTGTACGTAAAGTCATGAGCTGTCTAGGTTCTATACGTATCCCACCTCCTATATAACTCGCACCTCGTTCACCACCGAACGGGTTGTTCATATCAGTTATACTAAAACATGGAGCTTCCTTGTATTTCATACTCTGCATATCCGCTTGGGGGTGCTGTAATTGAATTTCGACTTTGGGTGCTCTAAGACGTATACGATCACCCGCAAAATCTCGTTTGTTCCAATCGTAATAATCTTTTACGGTATCATTAGGTTCATGCATATCGCTGTAATATTTAGAAATCAAGAGTTCGTTATCATGTTTATACGCCGAAGGATTTGTTGGGTTAAAGAGTCCATCATGTGTACCCAGCCATCTAGATTCAATCGTGGTAGCCGCTTCCGTTGTTTCTTCACCCTTTCGTCCACCGAATTTAAGACGCGCATGATCAACAGATCCACCGGATGAACCTATGGTCAGTGTATCACATTTCACGTACCCTTCGAATAGACTATTACCTCTAAAAACGCTCGTTAAGGTAAACCTATACAGTTTGATAAAGCCCTGTGCCGCTCCACCTGACCAGTTGTTTGGATAGGACGGAAAAGATACAGCGTATATACGACCACTTTTAGCGGCATTCGCATATCCATTCATGTTGTGAGCAGAGTATATATGACTCGGCCAAGGATCACCACTTCCGAAAGTACTTGCTGCCGGGCCCGAGCCCACACCACCCGAACGAACGATCGGAGATACAGGGTAAAATGTACTACCCGAAAAATCATACGGAACACACACTCTATCAGATTCGCGACCAGCTATGAAAATGCGAGTACCGTCTTCACTCATAGTTACGTTATACCCCAGTGATTGACCATTTCTCTGAAGTAAGACCCACGGTCCACCCGTATCTTCTCGACCAACTTCATACCCCTCCGTCAAGGGTTCTGTGTAACTATTCGTAATGGGGTCATATTTAAAGTATCTCGTTTGACCATGTAATAACTGTAAGGGGTAGCCGAGTCTCCTGTATCCGGGTGCTCCTACAACTATACGATCTCCATCTACGGATATTTTTAGAGATTTACCAAACCCTGGAAATGAAGTGTATATGGAATTCCACTGGTCTAAGTAATTATAACTATCCGGATTTTCACCTTTTATTACATTTCCGATCTGCGTTACCCCGGTAGACCAATTTCCACCATCTGGACATCTTAAAACACGGATATTACCTATTTGAAAATTCGGATAGACGTGTGATTCGCGTTCGAGATAATATCCAGCCCAATCTTGATATCTAAACGAATAACGAGGTGCTGCATGCATCGTTCGCGTAGCTCCGACAGCGGCAATTTGATTCGCATCCATAATTTTAGCACTCGAATATGGATGATCCACGGGGCCGTGTGTGGATCCTAATTCCGAAGTGATTTTATATCCAACATTCCCCGTGTAATGTGGACCGGTTGAAGAAAGTACATGATATCCTCTACGATGAGTTAACGGTCCAGGATTTACCGAACCACCATGATCATTGGAAGGGGACAATTCGTGTATTTCTGTACCAGGTGCACCTACTACTACATGTTCACCAAAACCAGACATGGATACAGAATATCCGTACCCATTAAATTTTGAGTAAAGAGTTATTCGCGTTCCACCATTAACAGTTTTAGGAACATCGTTAATTATATCTGTACCAACATTAGAGTAATCTAATCCAAACTGACCATTCGAACCCTGTTGATACACGTAAATAGTATTAATATCGGGTGCACCGACTACAAAGCGATCGGATTTATCACCTGCGATTGAAACACTAAAACCAAAAGATGCGAGACTAGGGGAAATAGTATGTGTAATAGAAAACTGACCATTATTACCATAATCTAATACGTAGACACGACCACCACCCGAAACCCAAGGTGCGCCTACAATAATACGTTTACCATCATAATCCATAGAAACTGCTTCACCAAAACATCCTCCAGGTTCCGGGCCATCTACTATATTTATAGAATCCCACTGTTCTGTCTGATCATTCCAATCATACATCTGCACGTATCCTCGATTGCTATCATAACCAGGTCCACCACCTACAAGGCGGTGTCCCTCAAAATCCATATCTACCGACATACCAAATTGTGAATGATTATCTCGGCCATAAACACCTCGATAATGTTGATCACCCCAGGTATACTCATCTGGATTAGATGAGTCCACATCGTATACACTCCCACTTCCGGACTGTTGTGCATATGGTCGCGGAAGGTCACTTGGACTTACAGTGGTAAACCCTGACATGGGTAACTAATATGATGTAAGATAATAAAATTGTAAATTTTACCTTTAAGAGTGTTTTATATGTTTGCAGCTTTACGAGGTCTTTCAGCCCTGATATCGATATTTTTCACGGTGAAAAAGTTCGCTCTTACTTCATATGATTCGAGTAAATCGATGGCTCGTAGTGCGCGAGCTACGTATACATTGCCTGTTACAGTCAATTTATCGCTTATAACATCATTAACAGCCACGTTAGATCCCACGGATAAAGTCGCGAGTACGGAAGTTGTACCGACACCCACGTTACTTGTCGTATAATATCCGGTACGATTACCATTCGCATCTGTTGTTTCGATCCAAACCGAGCTACCAACCCCCGGTGGACCGATGGTACCCGGGGGGCCTTGTGCGCCAGTTGCACCTGTAGGACCCGGAGGACCTGCTACTGTGGAAGCTGGTCCGGGAGGGCCGGCTGGACCTGGGGGCCCTTGTGCACCATCTGCACCATCTGCGCCCGTAGAACCTGTAGGACCCGGAGGACCCGGAGGACCCGCTACCGTGGAAGCTGGTCCGGTAGGACCGGCCGGACCCTGTGCACCATCTGGACCTGGGGGGCCCGCTACCGTAGAAGCTGGTCCAGGGGGACCCGTAGACCCTGCCGGTCCCGGAGGACCCGGAGGACCATCCGCTCCACTAGCACCCGGAGCCCCCGCGGGGCCCGTAGAACCCGTAGGACCAGGAACTGTCGATGCTGGTCCGGGAGGACCTTGAGGTCCCGCAGGACCTGTAGGACCTGTAATTGAAGAACCTGGTGGACCCGTAGGACCCGTAGGACCCGTAGGACCTACGAAAAGTACTCCATTCTTGTAAATATCACCCGTGAAATGAATATTCCCGTTCACATCAAATGTATAGCCAGGGTTGCTCGTGCCCACGCCCACGAAACCACTGTTGTAATAAACGGATGTACCACTCGTTGACCAAGGGGTGGTACCGGAACCACTTCCGAATGACTGAACCACGCCATTTTTACGTATTTGTCCCGTAAAATTGATATCACCATTCACATCTAAGGTATAACCGGGGTTAGGTTGATTAATTCCTGCACGGGGCGTGTGTCCCACACCCGGTACAAATGACTGAAGAGTGAGCGTTTCCATCGATTGCATAAATCTCAACGGATTCCAACTATTTGATTCATTATCTATGTACATCGTCCAATTGGCATTACCAATTTTGATCTCCTGTTTTTGAACAGAAGAGCCTCCTTCACCCGACCTGAGCCATAATTGATTAGGTGTGTTAGACCAGGATTGCTGACCACTCCCCGTATCTGGTGGTCTATCTCTCTTAATAATGACGGTACCGTTAATACCTAATGCGGGACCGCTACCAGTACCCGCAAACGGATATTGTGTACCTATACCAATCCGTTGTTTTTCGTGACCCACGTATAATAGAGGGGCATCTGGGTCGTGTGGAAGCGACGAGACTCGTAAATCTTTATCGATGATTGTATCTCCTCCGACGACGAGTTTTTGTGATGGTGCTCCGTAATTAACAAAATCCACAGATGTGGGATGATCGCATATATTGTCGACGTTATCGAAAGGGTCGTTCCAAAAAGGTTGCGCCGCTTCTGGTTTAAATGTTTCGAAACCTATCATTCCCATGTACGCACCAGTAATACTACGACCACCGGATGCACTACCTATTACCATTTTCGACGGCCCATTCCAAGAGGTTAAACCACCTGTCTTTGAAAGGGCGTATGTAAAGGTTGCACCACTCTTATCACCCGATGTACCCGCATCTCCACCACCAGCAGATGACCCGGAAGATCCTACGACCACCGTTTTAGCGTCTCCACTTATTCTAGCGGAGCTACCAAATGATTCATATGCTTGTTGAATATCCGGTAACAGATCGGGACCAGATTTAACCCACGTAGACCCATCCCACTTGTATACTCTCACGAAACCCAAAGCATTTATCGTACCCGAAGTTCCCCTGTAGTTCGGTGTGGCTACTAATAACGTATCACCATCGTCGGATAAATCGCATATACGAAGGCGGTCACCATCGGATGTAAACGTATTCATGAATGAATCATACGTACCCGAACGATCTCCTAATATATCTTGCCCCTTCTGCGACCAAGCTGAACCATTCCATGTGTAAACCTTTACGACACCTTTATCTTCTGTACTCGAATTGTAATCATGTCCCAAAGCGAGTGTATTACCGTCATATGAAAGAGCTACTGAATCTTGATACCCTCCAAAAGAATTGTTAAAGCCCGTTGAAGCCGTAAAATCGGGTCCTCGTTGACTCCAAGCACTTCCACTCCATTCGTATACTTTATACCCCGAGCTTATATATCCAAGCGCAACAACATTCCCGGTATATGAAATAGCCGAAGCACTTGGATTGGCTAGTCCCTGGTCTAATGACGCACCTTTTTGGGTCCACACAGCGGCGTTAGATGAAGCTGAGTTTGTACTATATTTTCCATTCCATGTAAATACTTGTACATTACTAGTCGAATTTACATCTTCCTTCATACCAGATGATACGACCGTGGTTCCGTCACCGGATAAAGCTCCGGTTCTACCCACGCGATCACGCCACGTAGTACCTTCCCTCACACCCTTATACGTACTCGATCCCAATTTTCTCCAGTTTCCTTCGGGTGTACCTGGTTCACTTACGTCCCAAATATACACGGCCGTGATACCCATTTCCGCTCCGGGTCCCCGGCTTCCCCCGGTGTACGGTCCAGACAGATATTGGGGCATGTACACGTATTGTACGCTTGAATCGATCCAATAAAGACTGGATACTAGAACTCGGGGATATTTCAAAGGAGCTTCAACTTCACCATTTGCGGCGGGTAATAAATCGGTTATTTCACATGTCGTGCCTATACGCGTTCGATGATTTTCGCCTATGATGTCTGTACCCCTCTGTACCCATTGACCGCCTACCTTTTCAAATATGCGTACACGCCCAGCGTTAGAGTTTGCTGAACTATCTGCATACTCTGCACCAGAAACGCGCCATTTTCCATCCCTACTTATGGCTACACCACTATCTCCACCTTCTCTATCTCCGCGGTTATCACCGGGTATGGGTCTACCTATATCGGTATACTCATATGTCGCATTCGCGTTAGGAATCGTTCCATAAGAATGATATAACGGAATATTTACTCCGTTTATACGAAGAACTTGATCATTTATATCATATGATGACGAAGCTTCAACGTATACATGAACCCATTCGTTAACCGTAAAACCCGATGTACCATTAGCTGCACCCCAAATATCATTACCACCGGCTATTGCGTAACCCCCAAAATCCAATACCAAAGCATAACCCGTCGGTTGCCCGACATAATGAAAATGGTCTGTTGGACGCGTCCAGCCACTTGGAAATGATCCACCAGCCATACGAACTTTAACCATACTTCCGTTCGAGGTCGTACCGTCACTCAAAACACGTTCAACTAACGTCATAAAATAGTCCTCGTCAGTCGACGGTGGTGGGCTGTAGAAGTCGCTGACCGTAGCTCCTTGTGATTGTTGCAGTTTTATCCAAAAAGAAGATTTCCATGTTAAATGATTATCAGACGCTACGACATCTGAATAATCTATAGAAGTAAAACCCGTGTTATATACTCTTGAATCTGTATTCAAGAGTCGTATAGCACACTCATCTTTATCATATTCAACGTCACCTTCTATAACTCCGGATGTATCAAACCTACCCCAATCCGGACCAGGTGAAATGTTTTGAATATTCACGTTCGAATACATAAAATCACCTGTCGTGAGATTTGTACCGCGCGTGTTTTTTCTGATTACTTCCCTATCACGCGTGTTATAGAACATGCGGAATGGAAGCTTTTCGATACCCTTAACCTGATTCGCTTCATATTTACCCGCGTTTATTCTATTTCTTATATACGCGTCTCCATTTACATCAAGTTTTGCTTTGATGTTAGCAGACGCACATTCGTGTGGTAAGATAAACTCGGGACCAAATTTAAAATCACCAAGCGCATTTTTAGTGAGAGCTGGTTTTTGGTCGAGAAGTAAATCATCGCGAACATATTCGTCTATATGAAATTCCGGCGCCTTTATACGAACCTGATCCAATGCACCTTCATCCGTTACGAGATTTGTAAACCGTTTACTTATTAAAAGCTCCGAAAACCCCTGTTGATCGGGGTCTCTGTTAGTCGTGTCGTAATAAATGGTCCTATTATGAATAGTAGCACTCGCGTAATTATCATCACTCGAATACGTGCCTCCAAATTGAATTTTTTTACCCGTCGCTACGTTGGACGTATCCGTAGATCCATCATTCGTTCCTACATAAATAGTATCCGCAGACATATAGCCGCCGATCACAGTATTACCTTTGATAGACTGTGTAAGAGTTGTATAATGCGTGTATAACTTTCCGGTTGTTGATGCACTCGTATTAAATCCAGTACAACCGGTAACGGCTATTTCACCGCTACATATGGCGATTTCTCCCATTCTATCATCTACATCGGTAGCATCTGGTAAAAATACCTGAGGCGTCACTTCATACCATTTATCACCACTCCAATCGAATATATGAATAGCACCTCTCGAAGGGCTTATGTCTTGTTTTAAATATTCTCTGGGTAAACGTTTGTATAATACAGCCATACGATCACCTTGATAATCCAGGTTAAACGACTCACCCATACGGCCACCGCCGTTAGAACCGATAAGTTGATTTTTATATTTTACCCATCTGTCTATGTTCCAGTACCACGTCTCGATTTTACCTACGTGAGCAGAGTTACCCGTACCATCTATAGAGTATCTAGGAGAACCTACTACGAGGCGCTGACCATCAGGTGTAATTCTCACACATGTCCCCGAAGATGTATAATCAAATGCCGTAACGTTACTCACGTGTTCCTCGAATGTAGGATACGAATTTTCTATAAACGTATCTTCCGTATCACCGTGAAGATCTAAACCCTTTTGAGATACGGAATTAGACCAATCCGAATTTGGACATTCTAAAACGCGTACCCAACCTAAAGTAGAAATGTTATCATAATAATCATCGTAACCGAATATGTCATATCTCTCATTACCATCTTGTGTGAGAGTGCCTCTATCCAAAAATGTATGCGGTACACCTATCACCGAGAGTGATGGATTCTGAACATTTACAACTTTTGCTACGTACGTATACGGTATAGACGTACAGTTATCGTTATGTATATACGATAGTTTCGTACCAGGTGCACCGGCCGTTATAAATTTACTGTCCGGTGTTATATCAACGGAGTACCCGTAATTGTTATCCGAGACAGCGTGTGATGGATACGTATTGCTCGATGCATTCATATCATAATAAATGTTCGTATCGTACTTTATCTTTTGTTTGACACTTCCCGCGGAGTTTTCGTAAACTTTGACCCACGTCGACGCACCGTTAATTTGGTATACATATATTTTGTTAATACCGGGTGCGCCTACAACAACCGTGTTACCATCATTTTTTGAAATTGATACACTAAAACCAAATTGATTTGAAGCACCCGCGTCCGGACACGTTATGGTCACAACCGAATTTGTTCCCGAGGACCAGCGATTTACACCCGAACCAGATGTCGTGTGAATATGTATTTTGTTTTGACCAGGTTCTCCAACTACTACACGCGTACCATCCCAGTTTGATTTTACAGAACGACCCAATTCTGCACTGCTAGAAGTACCCACTGTAGTTAACAGGGAAGAGGAGAACGTATTCGGAGATGTTTGAGCCTCCGGGGGTGTGTATAAAAAGATTTCAAACTTACCCGTAGATGATGCATCTTCCGAAGATCCTACGAAATATATTTTCGAATCGAAAGAGATATCCACGGCCGAACCAATATTTTGATTCGCACTTCCTGCGATTATAGGCCTACTTATACTACCTGTATCGTAAGACATCTAGTATAATTTGGGATTTAAATTCTGCTTAAATTATCATTTGGGAAGTCGTCTGTGGTCGTTCAGCTGTGACCACCTGTTTTTTCACGAAAAAGTTCGTAGCTCGTACTTCATTTGCATCTACGACATCTACAACTTTCATGTTCTTTGATACATATACACTCCCTGATATCGACAGTTTATCGCTATTGGTATCACTTATAAGTACATTTGAACCAACCTGTAAATCTACCGTGGGGGTACTCGTGGAAATGCCAACAAACCCACTACTATAGTGAATAGTGTTATTAACACCTGTTTCCGTCCAAATACCAGTCGGTGCAGATGCCCACACGGGATTCGTACCATCACTCTTTAGTATCAAACCCGATGTACCTATACCAAGTTTTGCTAGGGTATTTGTACCCGTGGCGTATAATATGTCACCCTGTGTAAACGGTTTTGGTAACTCGGACGTCGGCGTTCGCCAAACTGGTATGCTACCATCACTCTCTAAAACCTGACCAGACGTACCTATATTTAATTTAGCGAGTGTATTTGTTCCACTCGCGTATATAATATCACCGGTAGTAGAAGTTTCTATGTTCGTTATTCTAGAGGCGTTAGATGTTAAATCTGTAGCAAGAGCTACACCAGTTAAATTTGTACCATCACCATAATATTTCGAAGCTGTAACATTACCCGTGACTAACACATTTCCACTTGCTTCGAGTGAGGTGACTGTGTTTACCAATCGCACCATAACATCCGTTGTTTCTCCGGCAGTTGTTACTGCCTGTAAGTTACCGACGGCACCGCTAGCCGTTACTTGTCTCCATCCAACTTCGCCTGGTGCAATGATAGTGAGAACATGACCAGTCGTCGTTCCTATGGTCACATTTGAAGCCTGTACATTTTGGTCTGTGTAAATCATATCACCCGGAGCCACGAGTATGGAACTTAGATCTGCACCCCCTCCACCAGAGGATGTGTATTTCTGTGTGGCACGTCCGACTGAACAACGTCCCATTCTTATATTTGTATGAGACATTTTCCGGGGGTAAAGTCGTATTTATCTTCCTTGGGCTGTTTTGGAATGTTAAATCCACCCTGTCGATATACACGTAGACGTTTATTGTACATTGCAAAAAACACTGACCATTGATCCACTACATCATAAATCCGGGGATTATTCTTCTTTCCTTTTGTTTCTCGCATGATACGACCTATACTCTGAACAATATCAGATTTTGGAGTTGCTAATATAACGGTATCCAAAGATGGTATATCTAAACCCTCGTGAGCTTGGCTAAAGGTTGCAAAAATAATCTTCTTTTTACTAGATTCAGCTAGTTCAGCTTCTTTCATCCCCCCCATATACAAACCGGATGTTGTCTTGAATTTTCCATGTAAATACTCACAATGAAACCTGCGGTCGCTTAATACTAAAACTTGGCGCGTTGTTTTAGATAGGTCTTTTATTGTTTGAAGTATAAGTCGGTTTCTATCTGGTATTTCGGTAATTTCCGTTATCATCGTGGGTAGTGATAATTTACCATAGCGAGTGCATGGAGGTGGGTCTTCGTATCGATCACATGTAAATTCTAAAGGAAATACGTCAACTTGATCCTGTTGTTTCCGTTCGACTGAAAAGAACGTGGGACCCATAAACCAATGTAAAACTTTGGTGAGTCCATCTTTTCTATTAGGAGTTGCAGATAGACCAAACGTATGCTTCGGGCATAACTTGAAGAGACTCTGACTAAATACTTTTGCGCATATATGATGCGCTTCGTCAACTATGAGTGTACCTATGCTATCAAAGTCTTCAAATGAATATTCTTTGAGCGACAATGATTGAAGCATGGCTATCACGAAATCACAATCGAGTTCTTTTTTATTTTGCTGGACGATGCCTATACTCGCACCTGGACAGAACTGTTGTATTCGTTCTCTCCATTGATTAGCTAAAAATTCTTTGTGAACAACGATCATCGTGCGATAACCCAACTTAGACGCTATGGCCAGGGATACAGTCGTCTTACCAAACCCGCATGGGAGTGAGAGGATACCATGACCTGTCTCAATAGCTTTAGCAAGAGCTTCATTTTGATGAGTTTCATCTCGCAATTTTCCATGAAATGATATTTTAATTTTAGTTGGTTCGGGGCGAACATCTTCTGTCACGCGTCCAAACCTTTCTTCTGCATAATATCTCGGTACACATAATCCAGATTTTGCTTTTCTGAACACTTTAAAGGATGGTGGTGCCACACCAAAATCTGCATTAACGATCGGCCGAACCGTGAGTTCTTTTTTCACTTCAGGCGTGTCTGGAACTATACATCCGGACCGCGTGAGTTTCATACGATAAATGGGTCTATTAACTTTATATGTCCTAATTTCCACGAATATCCACTATAGTTACCTATGTTCCAACCTCCCATAAAATCTGCAACGATACGAACTTTATCAGCTTTTTTAAGTGATTGAACAGGAGCACCTTCATACGAACACATTACACGCCTATACCTAAAAGGAACTTTCACCGTGAGAACATTACCATCAAGAGGGTTATCAATATTTGTATTTTGTAATGCAACTTTTGTTTGTGACGAATGTGCAATTAAAGCTGTCTTTTCTGGTATTATTAACCGTAAATATTGTTTATCATTATATTCGTACATGGGTGTATGAACTGAACACTCACATTCAATTCGTCTCAGTGCAATATTTCTCATAGGCATATATTTATCGAGTTGATTTTCTTTATTTGGGTTTCCATTTAAGGAATTTAGGTAAGATCGCTAACGCGACGAGTAAAATGAAAATATCTATTTTTAAAACTTTATTTCTTATATCTGGGCACCAGTTTTTGAAATCTTTGATCTGCTTAGATTCCTGTGGTTTTGCCCAATGATAAAACATAGCAAGGTAAGTGGGGCCCATGTTCCGCTTACAATCATAATGATGATCATAAAACGCCAACACGATGTACGGGAAATACAAAAGGGCTAATAGAATCCACTTATTCTTCTTCGGCAAGAACCAATAACCACCTGCTAACGCTAATGTAAACCATATACATTTCCAATTTACGACTGGTTTAACATTGTAACAATCTTCTTTCTTATCAGAGTCCATGTAAAATATCTTGAGAAAAAAATTAACAATAACGACCTAAGTTAGAGAGATAAATTTATCCGTATGTAATAAGATGGCTCTTTGTTCGCTGAACATCTTGCCACAAAACGTGAAACATACCACACGTAAATACAAGACGTGGAGATTTGCGTCGGAGTTTCTTATTCGAAAAAATGTAACAAAAGATCAAGCTGAATTAGGTCGTTGGACGAGAGATAGACTCGTCGATCTTGGACCCACATTTATCAAACTGGGTCAAATTGCATCCGCGCGCGCCGACTTGTATCCACCCGAATTCATTCAGCAGCTCGAGACATTACAAGATGATGTACCACCAATAGACAATGTAATGTCTTGTATAGATACGTCTCAATTTGATACATTCGACCCTGTACCATATAAATCCGCGAGTATTGGTCAAGTGCATAAGGCTACGCTTCATGACGGAACGGATGTTGTTGTAAAAGTAAAAAGACCGGGGATTTACGATATGATGAAAGAAGATACAGACACTATAATGAAGATTGTTGATTTTCTCGAAAAGATTGGAGTAGATACCGGTACGAGTACGAACTATGTACTCAAAGAATCTGTGGAATATTTACTCGCCGAAACGGATTACGAGCGTGAGACGACAGACGCTATAATGTTCAAGTGTGCTATGAGAGAAATAGACTGGATCAAGGTGCCGGGTGTGTATAAGCATTTGTGTACAGAGGATATGATCGTTATGGAATACGTGTATTCTACGAAACTGACGGAGATACCAGACCCGAGAGTGAACAAGAAAAAGATCTGTGAAGCTCTTATAAATTCATATCTTGTTCAAACCATGGAAAAGGGTTTTTTTCACGCAGACCCCCATCCGGGGAACCTTGGGTTTACTGAAGATGGAAAGCTTGTATTTTACGATTTTGGTTTGGTGATACCTCTATCAAAGGAGCTTACAGAAGGATTCAAAGACCTTTTTGTGTGTATAATAGACAGGAACACAAAGGGAATCGTCGAGATTCTCATAAAGTTAGGGGTCATCACACCCACGACTACGGACTTGAGTGACATTGAACTTTTTTTCAAAACTGCACTCAACTATCTTGAAACACTCGACGGTAAAAGTGTGAAAGACGACATTTTAAACGATGATATACTCATCTCTCTCGCACAAAAGAAGCCGTTCATAGTGCCCACATCGTTTGTATATTTAGCAAAGACCTTTTCTACCATAGAAGGCACCTGTGTTGCACTGGATCCCATGTTTACGTATTATGATTACCTAGAACCCATGTTACAAGAAACCGTTGAAGAGGCTATAGATGTGAGAAAAATGTTGACGACGGCCGTGGAAATGCCCGGAAGGATTCGGGAGATTAACTCAGCAGTTCTTAATTTAGAAAAATCAAGAACGACGATGAAAAGATCTATGGAGAAGACGAGACGGGAAGTCAAAAATGCTCAATATACAGTGTTATCGACCATTTTTGCCACGAGTATGATTGAACATGGCTACATGAATGAATGTGTTGTATTTTTGTTTGCTGTTATATTTTTTACTGTTCGTAAAAGTCGATCTTAGCGGGGGCAGGGGTGGTAGAAGTAGAAGTAGACTCCTCTGTTGTAAAAAAAGCCTTGTGTTCCTCGAAAAGCTTCTTGGCTCGTTTCTTCTCATCCTCAGCGATACCCTTGAACGCGTCACCAATCTTATCGAGCTCATTCTTGCGGCGCTCCCTGGTTTCCTTGCCGAACTTCTTAAAACGCTGCTGTGTAGACATCATAATAGTGGGGGAAGACATTAAAGCGAACATGTTGACTTGCTTAATCTACATTGAGATTTTTATCTTTAAGTCCTAACGCTTCCAATTTTGCCTCATATTCCCTGCGTTCCCCGGGAGATTTAATGATCTCCCCGTGCTTGAGAGCCCTGATCTCTGGACCCGTGAGTTGAATAGCGTCTACCCTGAAATCCTTGAATGCTCGCATTGTGATAGGTACGAGAGGTTCGATCAGATCATAGATAGCCCGCGCGTAATCCTGGATTTCCTTTTGTGCATGAGAATCCATTCGAAGATGGAGATAATGCATGAGGTTATGAAGATTGATCTTCCAATAAAATTCTGTGTAAGTTGATTGAGGAAGATTCCCCCTGGCCTGCTCCCGACAACAACCATCCTCGAGAAGCTTTTCATAAATATCGAACGACTTCTCCAAATGAGAGTGCATACCGTCTTGGTCGATATTCACTACACCCTCCGATCCCTGGTGATTCACCTGGGACTGTCCTCTAAGTTCACCTGGTTCATAATACTCCTTGGGAACGATTGAATATCTCGCGGACATCTCGTTCACGCTCGCCGTCCTATGACGAAGGTGTTGACGAGCAATGTAAATGGGCATCTTGATATGAAACTTGAACTCAACCATTTCAAAAGGGGTCGTATGCCAATGGCGCATCAGATACCGTAAAAGTCCAGTATCACCTCGAGAAGTTTTCGTTCCGTCACCGTACGATACCCGAGCGGCTTGTACGATCGAACTATCGAGATTTTCCCTGGGCATGTGGTCAACAAGCCGGACAAAGCCATGATCGAGTACCTTGATTTCCATTATATTTTATTAT